TCTCTGCATCATAAAAATCAAATCCTTCAGAATTAGCATTATAAGTGAAATTCATTTCCGTGTACCTATTGTTTATTGTTTCAGAAGGATAACAGTAATCTATACTTCCGTCCATATCATTAATAAACTTAACTAGGTGTCTTATTTGGGTATTTTTTAAAATTGATGATATTGCCGTTTCAATACGATTATCTTCAGTAGATATGTAAGCTGTAAGATTAGTTGCAGTAATTGCTTGTATCATATTATATAATAGAAAAGTTGTTGTTTTATTTGGTTATGTAGCGTTTTAAAAGAGAAAAGGGTAGCAATTAAGCCACCCTTCTCTAAAATATAATGAAAATGAAAGTATTATGATTCTACTGGTGTTCCCATTGTGAATGCTGCATTGTCAAAAGGCTCTGAAGTATAATCTGCAACCATTGGGAAAGGCATTGCTTCCATTCCGTCAAAAGTTAAAGTATAACCTCCTCTATCTCCCCAAGCTGCACCTGAATCCATAGTTCCTGCGTTAAGCTCCATTCCGTTTACTGTACCTAAAGCTACGATTGTATCGTGTCCGTTAGCTAATGTTGCGTTTAATTGAGCAAAAACGATAAGTTTAGTTTGACCTAAAAGTTTAACTTGGTTTTGGTCTTCTTTTGTTAATTTGTTAAGTATCAAAGTTAAAGATGGAGTGTAAAAAATACTACCTGTTTCTCTACTGCCTGAAATACTTTCTGAAAGACTAGCCGTACCTAAAGGCATAGCATATCTATAAAGAACGTCAGTTCCCATTTCAATATCAGTTACTTCTCCTGCTGTTTGTGGTATAGAGGTTACTTCGTCATATACTGCGAAATAAACGTATTTTATGCCTCCGCTAACGCGTGAGCAAGATAACCCTCTACCTTTTGTAAGTGCTGTACAAGCCATTGTGTTTGTTTTTTTTAGGTTAAGGGAGTGAAGGGTTTTACCCCCTCACTTCCGTTTATTTATTAATTACGATACAAATACTACATCTGCGCCAATTCCTACCTGCGTTCCTCCGGTGAAACGTGCGATAAGCCTTGTGTTAAGGCTACCTACGTGAGATTGGTCAAGTAATTGGATATTTGTTGAGTCTGAAATTAAATCAGTACCAAAGAATAAATTTGACTTTTCAGCACAAACTAACTTATCGTCTTCTGCACCGTTGCATACTGCAAGCTTTATTCCTTCAAAAACTGCATCATAATCTCCATTCATAGAGTAAGCATTCACATATCCTAAAGTAGAGATAGCTGAGATGTATAATCTGTAAGACTTAGGGCTCATATATATGTAAAGGTCTTCTTTCGTGTAAACATTAGAAGGAATAGCTGCTGTTGCGTTTTGTAAGTTTTCAATAATGTTAGTTGCTGAGAAAGCCGTTGCTGCACCTCCTACGTTAGCTACATCAATTACTGTTGCATCTACTACAAGCCTTCCAACTGCTGCTGTAGTCAATCCTGTAAAAGAACCTGAAGTTGCATCATTTCCTGACCATATAGCGTTTTCAACTCCTTGAGAGATTCTTCCTGCTAAGTGAGATACTAAGTAGTCATCAAAAGATGCCGGTGCCGGTGCTCCTGCTCCTGCTCTCATTTCTAAAGCTTCCCAAGAATCCAATAAGTTTTTTGAACAAATTTCCATATTTACTTGTAGGTCTTTTGGAGTTATGATTGCTTCAGTAAGAACTAATGTTCCTGCTGTTGTGAAATCGCACGTGCTGTCTGCCATCTCTGCACCTGATTCCATTTTTTGAATTACTGCTTTATACTTCACGTTTTCCATTGAAGTCATAAAGTTTAAAGAGTTAGCCTCTTTTAATGCTGAGGAAATATATCCTGCAGCTGCTTTTCCTGCGAACGTACTAGTTACTGTTGGTAATGCCATAATTGTTTTGTTTTTTTATTAGTTATTTAAGTTATGAAAGAATCTCTCTTGTGAGGTCATTCTTTTTAATTCTTTTTTGCTTAGAGTTTTCTCAGAGCTAAATTTATTTGTATCTAAAGGTGCTGATGCAGGTTGTGCATTAAGCTCAGTCTTTAGTCTTTCGTTTTCTGCTTTTAAATCTTCTACTGAAAATTCAACTACTTCTGTAGTCTTAATAGATTTTGGAGTTGTTCCTCTAACCTCTTCAGCTTCAACTGACATTTCTTCAACTTCTTCCTCTACTTCTTTTTCCTCTCCTTTAAGACTTGCTACTGCGTCTTCTAAGTTTTGGATTCTTTTCTCCATACCTTCCCAATCAGCTACATCAGCTTCTTCAGCCATTTCAACTTCTTCTTCTTCAACAGGAGCATCTTCTTCAACTATTTCTTCTTCAATAGCAAATACTTCAGCAACAATACCTTCTTCAGTAACTGAAAAAGATTCGCCTGATTCTAATACGTAAGTTCCAATAGGTAAAGGAATAGAAGTTCCATCTTCAGTAAGTACTGCTACATCAACACCTGCTGCTAATTCTGATGCTGTTGAAGTAAGAATAGTTCCGTCCTCCATTTTGGCTTGCCACTCCATTAAGACTTCTTCTTTGTCTAATCCAAGAGCTACTAATATTTGCTGTTTAATATCCATAATGTTTAAATAGTTTTGTTTAAGTTCTGTTATATAATAGAATAGTTATTGTTCTGTTTGGTTTTTATAGTTTTTCTTGACTTATTTTAGCAGACATTCTTGCGAATCCATTCTGTACTTCTCCGAATCTTTCAACTGCTGATTCTATTTTTTTATATGGTTCAGATTTTTTAACATCAATTCCTAATTCTTTTGCAGCACTTTCAAATTTCTTTCTTATGTTTTCTGCCTTTACATTTAGTTTATTAACTGACTTATTTTTATCCCCTGCAATATTGGATAATTTCTTTTTTGTATCTAAAAAATCCTTTGTAACTTCTTTAGATTGATTGAAAAGTTTTTCAATGTCATCTGTAATACCCAACTCAACCTTTTCAGACTTCAGTTCAGTTTTAGATTCTTTGATTAGCTCGTTTAAAGCACTTATTATTTGTTCTTGTGTTGGTTTCATATTATATTAATTTTAATAAATCTTGGTATTCTTTAAAAAGGTCATCACTAGTATCATCCATTACTTTAAATCCTTTAATATCTTCAGGTTTAATTCCTAATTCTTTTGAAGCGTCCATTGCATCTTCTCTTATTGCTCCTGCTCTTTGATAAGCATCAACTCCCTCTTCTCTTACATTTAATGCGTCATCTTTTGCTTTTTTAAATGCTTTAGTTGCAGCACCTACACTCTTTCTTACAGTTTTAATATTTGCTATTTGTTTTTGAATATCTCCTGCAATACTTAACTCAACCTTCTGAACACTTAACAATTCTTTTAGTGCTGTCTTAACTTCTTCGTCTGTAAATTCTTTCTTCTTATTCATTGTTTCAAATTTTGATGTAAAATATCCTTCAATACTTAAACCGCGTAAAGAACCCGATTTAATTTCTTGCCACAGCTCGTCATTCTCTATCTTCATTTTAACGAACCAAGTACCATTAGGTAAGTCGTAGCCGTATAACTTTGACTTATCACTATCCCCTTCTTTAATCCAAGATTCAACAGTTAGAACTCCTGAAACTCTATCTTGATGTTGGTATGTTGCTTTGTGGTGATTGTTATGTTTTAAATACAATTCAGAAGCCTTCTGTACAGTTTCTTTTGAAAAGTAAACATAGTAGTCCGAATCAGTATTAGGGTCGTGTCTAAATATTTGCTTATTAGGAATCAAGGCAGGAGAAATTAACATTCTCTTTTCTTCATCAACCTTTGCAAATGTCAAGTTGTTTTTCTCTTTTCCGAAAAAGACAAACTCAGATTCTATCGCAGGTGAGGTCACTAACGATATTGCGTCAATTGCCAACTCCTCTGAATTTTCATCTATAAGTAATTCTACAATTTTAGTTGCTTTCATAATATATAATAGAATTTAAGTTCGTTTATTTGATTTATATTGTAGCCCTTCTTCTAATATTAGCTAATTGGTTTTGACTATTACTCATTTCATCAGTTACTACATAAGCCTTAGTTGCTTCAGGGGCTACACCTCCTGATATATCAAAAGCTCCTGACATCATTTGAGGTGCAGGTGCTGAAGAACCTACGTTACCACCACCACCTCCTCCTCCTCCTCCTACATCTTGTTTTAAAATATTCTGAACATTTGCTAAACCTCCTGCAAGAACTGTTCCTGCTGCTAAGAATTTCATAGTAGTTGATGGAATAGTTGGGTCTTTCATTACCTCAGTAACTCCTAAATAAGTATTCATTAAAGCTGTACCTACTGCTATTGCTTTCTGTTCCCCTGCTATCTTATTTACTGAGTCTGCAAAACCACTAATTGCTGAAAGTTTTAAGTTTTCATTTGCTTTAACTATCTGAGTCTTTTCAGCTTCAAATTTCTTAGTAATAGCTACTGTGTCCATTCCTGACTTTCTAGCTAATTCTAGTTTTAAGTCATAAGCATCTTGTAATTCTTGAAGTTCAAGTTGTAACCCTAAAAGTCCTTCTGCTCTTACTTCCTTTTGAGTTTCTAAAAGTTCTTTCTCAAGACCTACTTGATTAGTCTTTTGTTCTGACAACTGACCTGTAATAGTTTCTTCAAGTTCTAACATTTCATTCTTTGCCTGACCTAATGCTATTGTATTTTCAACACTATCATTAATATTAAATTGTGCTTGAGCTGCATCTATCTGAAGTTGTACTTGTGCTTTTTGTGCAACCTCTTGTTCTTCTAGTATTAATTTTAACTTATTATTAGCTTCAATTCTTTCTGCAAAAGTCTTAGTTTCGTCATCTCTTATTTGTCTTTGAAGTTCTGCGTTCTTTAAGTTCTGGGCGTTTAAAGCTGCGAATTGCACTTCTGCTAATAATGCTGCATTAGTTACTGCTGTAATTCCTTGTGCTTGCTCTACTACACTACTAACATATCCACTAACAGCACTTTCAATTTCATTATATATGTCAGCTATCTCTTTTCCTGCTGCCGTAACACCCCCTGCAATTAGAGCAAATCCTTCTAGCATCTTCTTAGGATTACTTAAGTTAGCCATCATTGTAGCTGCTCCTTTTAACACTAATGATAATCCCTTCATTTTATCAATAAAGAATTTCTCAATACCTAATCCAAGCTTAGCCATTTCTCCTAAAGGGTCTGTAAATAGTCCTTTTAAGTAACCTTTTATAACTGCGTAATTATTATCTAAGTAACTAAACAAGTCGTTAAAAGCAATACTCATAGCAGTCATAGAGGTATTGAAGAAGTCTAAAACCTTTTGATTCTGACTGAACACTTGCATTAACTTAGCCATTAAAGCTACTACTAAACCTATTCCTGCTGCCTTAATAGCCCTGCCTACATAAGCAAAAGCCGTACCAATTCCTGCTACTCCTGTAGAAGCTTTGTTAGACTCCTTCGCTAAAGAGTTAGTGTCTTTTGATACATCTCCTATATTTGACTTAACTTCTAATTCTAATACTTCCTTTGCCATAATTTATGCTGTTTTTATTTGTGTCATTTTAACTGTTATTACCCAATCTATTGTCATATCTGCTGCTCCCTTTACATTTACTACAAAGTCTGTACCTGATACAGCCACTGTTGGTCGCCACCCTGTAACATCTCCATCACTAGGTAGAGTAGTACGGCTTCTTCCTAATCTAATATCACTAGTAACTTTTACATTTGAAACAACTCCTTTTTCATTCCAACTAGCAAAATCCCCTACTATTCCATCTGCAGTTCCTCCTGTTCTAACCGCTAAAATATCACAATGAAAAAAGAAAGCTGTGTCTGCTTCTATCTTAAAATAATTATCAGTAATGGAGTTTAAATAACTAGCACTAGTTCCTGATGTTGTGGTTTGTTTCCCATACATTAAAACAGTATATTGCCTTTCTCCTAAAAAATCAGTTAGGTCGTTACCCCCTAAAACAATAGAATTATCAGCAGTAGCTTGTCCTTTAGTTCCATATACATTAGCGTTGTTCACTCCATTAGCTATCTCGTTATTATTACCAATTATAATGTTATTTCTTGAGAATCCTTTGATAGTATTGCTCTCCCCCATTACTAAGGAATTGTTAGTTCCCGTTTCAGTTGCGTTACTAGAACCATAAGTTCGGTTGTTCTCATTAGCAACTACTCTATTAAGGTTTGTATTGTATTTAAATGTTGAGCAAGTACCTGTTACTTTATTATAAGTATATCCGTATGCTTCACATTGTAATTGGTTTGGTTCTACTTGATTAGTTCCATCTGTAAATGAAACAACTCCAAGTGAAGAAACTGATAAAGGTTTAACTGTAAAACCTGGTATGTATGGTATTGCCATTATGGTATAAGTATAAATTCTACTGTTGCTAAATCGTTTGGCTTATAGTCTATCTTGTTTACTCTAAATACTCTGTTTTTAATCATTACAGTGTCGTTGAACTTGAATGTATTGATATCAGCAGGAGTAAGATTTACTTTAATAGTCATAGTCCTAGTATTTATATTATAAAGCTCTGAGTAATAAGGAAGCCAATACGTATTAAATAAGTTATTTAGAGTTCCTGCTCCTGCTCCTGTAATTAATTGATTCCAACCAAAATTAAAGTCTATTGAAGATGAAGTTGTAGGTACTTCTGATATATGGCTGAATTGTAAAAACTCATCTTCCAATGCATTACCTACAACACCATTTTGAGCAGGAATAGAATATGTATTACCTCCTAAAGTCTTTACCCCATTACTATACATTATTCTTGGGCTATTATCAAAGCCTTCAGAAGTGTCATCATCAGGACTGTAAGAATATATTGAAGGAACTATAAAGTCAGGAAATTGACTCATTAAAGGCTTTATAACTGTTGCTGCAAAAGGTTCTGCAATTATTTCATCTTCTCCTTCTAATATGTTAAATTCGTTTCCTGCATCAAATTTCTTACTTCCATATAAATGACCTCCTACTAAATTCTTGTATTGATTGAAAGCATAATCATCATCATCTTCTACAAACTTAAATATAGTCTTTCTACTTAAATCAGTCAAAGGCTCTAGCTTCATTTCTGAAACATCTACCTTATCAGTCCAATTTAATTGAACACTATCTGCACTATTTATAAATACATCTGCATAAGGCTCTATTACAATATTGTTAGGATTATCTTCATCGGGTAAAGTTACTAGGTTAAACATTGTAATCAGTCCTTTTAAAAACTCCCACTGTCCAGTTTCCCCTCTTAGTGT